CTTGGCGTCCAGGAGAGGGAGACCCCTTCGATGTACGCGCGCAGCTCAGGCACCGTGGGGGACTCCTCGGTGATTCGGACTCGCCGACCGATGCGCAGCCGGGGGTCGAAACCAACGAGAGGGATCGAGCCGTCGTAGAGCTCCGGGAGCGGCGCATACCATTGCTGCAGCAAGTAGCGCCAGCGTCCGGCCTCCTCCCCTTCCAGCCGGCTCGAGAAGCGCGTGGTCAGCTCGAGCTTGCGCAAGCCATGGACGCGTGCAGAGGCCTCGTCCAGGTGTGGCGGAGACAGCTTGAGCTGCTCCGCCACGGAGAACACATCGATCGTGGACGACAGCATGATCGTGTTGACCCGACCCGCGCCGCCTCGTCCCAGGGTCTCGCCTCCGAGCACTTGGGTCCGAGGGATCTCTACCTCGGGGAGCGCCCGCCAGGCGGAGAGACCAGTCGCCGCGGACGAGTTGAGCACGCCCCCTCCCGTCCGGAACTCTGTCGGGAAGGGCTGCTCTCGCATCACCATGGCCGGGACAAGCTGTCCTGGCGCCCGCGGCCGCAGGTCGAAGAACAGCTCGTTGAACGCGAGGTTGCCCCAATTATGCAGGAGCTCGGAGAGATTGAAATCCGTGCCTGTGGCCTCATTGACGACCGGGGTGAAGCCGCGGCAGCGATCAACCCAGGTGACCAGGTCGAGCATCCGGGCCATGTACCACCAGCTCGTATCCTCCCTCTGGTAGGTGTCCGGCGCGGCCCAGGCGCCCCCGGAGCCTTCCGGGGGCCGCAGGAAGCCTTGCACCAGCTGGCGGCAGAGGTCGTCGGGGGAGCCGCTTGGGTTCCAGTTGAGCAGCCCCAGGACGGCCTCGCCGATGAAGTTGACCGTCGAGCCCACTTCACAGAACCAGATCTGCGTGTCGTCGATGACCTTAGCCCAGCTGCGCGCCTGGATCGTCCAGCTGCGTACAGTCGTGCCCTGGCCGGTCACCTGGGTAGCCGGGGTGATCCGGTCGATCAGGCCGAAGTCGACGACGTGGCGAATCCCATTCGTCCACGCGTAGAGCTCCCACCAGTCGTCGTCGCGCAGGATCTCGTCCCAGCCCGAGGCGGCCTGGGTCTCGGTCAGCTCTTGCGTCCAGAGCAGCTGGAAGGTCACCTGGGCTGCGAAGACCCCGCCGCCCTTGCTGTGGCGGTACTCGACCGCTTGGAGCGGGTGCGGCACGAGATCGAGGGGCAGCTTGTACACGTTCGCGGGCAAGCCCCAGGCGCGTGCGTGCGTGTAGAAGTGCAGCTCCGCGGCGTCATGGCGGAAGAAGGCGGTCACCGCCCTGTCACTCGGTTGTAAGGCACGACCGGACCGGTGTCAGGGAGCTTTTTCAAGGCCCGGTCCAGCACAGTAGCGACTTTCTCTACACCAACAGCGAGCAGACTAAACAGACCTGACAGTTTATCCGTGGACTCGATCATCTTGAGCTGCGCGGCTTGCAGCCGAAGATCGGTCTGGGCGAAGCCCTTGCCGAGCTTCAATTCTCGCGCCTTCAGATCGGCCTCACCTTCGGGGATACCCTGGCCGTATGCGCCTCGCCGCAGTTGCGCCATAGCCTCCATCTCTTCCGCGGTCCCCGCTCCGACCTCCCCGCGGGTCAGCCCGCCAGCCAGGGTTCGTGCTTGCTTCTGATTCACCTGCACACCGAGCCGCTGCATGACTCGCTGGGTGATCAGACCCTTCTCCCATTGGTCACCACCAGCCTTGCCCACGATCTCCAGGAACCTTCCCATGTATTTGCTGGGGTCATGCTCCAGTTTTTCCAGGGCTTCCGCGTAACCGCTCGCACCGGAGCCCGGCTCCCACCCCGCGGCACGAATCGCGGCAACTCCGATCGCGTCCTGGGCGCCGGACATGCCGATCCCGCGCAGACCTCGATACGTGCCTGTAACCACCCGAGAGGCTTGCTGATTACCCTTTCCGAATCCTGTGATTTCGTGGTCGCCTCGCCCCGCCAACCCGGTGATCAGACTGGTCACACCCGGGTAGTTCACCGCGTCCCCACCGGCCGCCGCTTCCTGTGCCAGGTTGACCTGATAGGCCAGAAACTCGGGGGCGTCTGACCCGGTCAGGTTCATTCCGGCAGCGGAGCTGGTCAACCGGGCCAGGGTGTCGCCCCAAATGCCGGGGGACCGCCCCCCGTAACCTGCGCGCAACGTGCGGTAGAGGCCCCCCGTCGTGCCCAGATCCACCCCCATGGATCGCCCGGCCAAAGCCGCCCCCCAGGAAGCGTTGCTCGGGCCACCCCCACCGGTCTGCTGGGTCAGACCCGCCAAGGTCTGCAGCGTCTCCGCAGGACCCAGGCCATAGTTGACGCCTGTGTTTTCGTACACCTCCAGCATGGCGGGCTGCGGCAGGAACGCGGCCGCTTCGGCCGCAGTGCGGTAGTAGCCGCGCGCGCTCTTGGCCGCGCTGGAGGCCAGACGTGTGCCCATCTTATAAATGGGCTCGAACGCCTCCATAGCTATAGGCAGCCCCGGAAGAATGGTACCCAAAGGTATCCCGGCCCCTTTCAGGACACCCCAGAGACTATTTCCGAGCCCCTCGATCCCGAATGGGGCCCCGGAAGAGACCCAATTTTGTGCCTGGTTTACCCCCCAGATCGCGGTGCCTGCCAGCCCGGCTTGCCCGACGATCCCAGATCGCCCTATGAGAGTCTGGAGCATCGGCCCAAGACTACTAGCAGCCGAGCCCTGCGCCGGCGCCCCACTGCTTGCCGCGGACGGGGAACCGACCCCCCCCCCCCCCAGGCCGTTCCCGCCGATCCAACGCCCGTCTGGGCCTCTTGCCAGGCCCGCCCACCCACTGCCGCCACCCCCGGGGAACGGTGGGGGGCTGCTCGGGGGCAACCCGACTCCGCCAGGGGGAGCTGGTGCAGCAGCCCCACCACCTCCGCCGCCTCCTCCGCCGCCGCCGCCCGACCCGTTCCGGTTCATCTTCTCTTGCGTCTGACAGATCCGCTCGAGGATCGTGTCGAGGTCCTCGAGCCGGTCGATCAGGCGCTCGACCCCCTTCGTGTCGAAGGTGCGGTCCAGGGCCCGGCCGGCACGGTCCAGCTTGCTGGTATCCGCCTCGATCTCGAGGATGGTCTGGTGCTTCTGCGTCGTCACCGGTTACGCCCCGCACCACGCGGAGAGCTCCGCCTCGGTGCCGTTGAACAGGTTGAGGTCCAGGTCGCCGGTGTGGAACAGCAATCGACCCTTGCCTGTCCACTGCCAAAACAGCCAGGTCGGCCAAGGGGCCAGTTTCGTCGGACCCTTGGAGTCGATCGGCTCCTGCGGCTTGGATTCGCACGGGTACTGCGCGATCCAGAGGGGCCACTCGGCCAGCGCCGGGGAGCGCGCCAGCTTGGTCATCCAGAAGTTGGGGCCAGTATACAAGAGTGGGTGCCGGCCACTCAGCCGCTCGATCTCCTGCAGGAAGGCCCGAGCCCATTGCGTGAGGGCCCCAGGGGTCAGGTTGGGGTCTGTCTCCTCCAGGTCGAGCACGGGGGGCACGTCTCGGGGCTGCCACGGCCCGGAGATCTCGAACATGAGCGCGGCCTCCCGCTGGGGGTCACGCGCGGTCGCGTCGGGGTGGGCGAAGTGGTAGGCGCCCATGTGCAACCCGAGGTCTCGGCCGGCCTTGTAGCGTGCCTGGTAGACCTTCGACTTGGTCTTGTTGCCCTCGCTCGTCTTCAGGAAGCAGAAGCTGTAGCCCGCGGCCTGCGCGGCAGCCAGCCAGGTCTTGGGCTCGAGGATCGTCTGGTAGGCGGAGAGATCGAGGCCTCGTGCGCGGCGCATGGGATTCACCTCATGCTCAGGTCCGGGTCTTCGCCCCGGGCCAGCTGCTCTTCCCAAAGGTCCGTGAGCGAGTCGCCGGTCTTCTTGGCGCGGTAGGTGCGATCCGCTCGGGCCGCCGATTCCCAGAGCCCCTGCTCCGGGTCTTCTTGGGGCGGCTCTTCCTCTTCCTCCTCCTCGTACCAGATCCGGAACTCCTCGAGCTCCAGGATCAGGTCGCGCCAGGTCGGGTCATCCCCACCGTGCACCGGCTGCCGGGCACGCTCAGCCCTCCAGCGAAGAAGCCTACCTCCGGACTGCTCAGCCGGGCTCTCGCTTCGGCCCGGATCCGGGCCGGATCGAAAAAACACGTGCCAGTGCTGCAGGATCTTCTCGTAGACCGCAGAGATCACGTCCTCTCCGTAGAACGAGCTCGGATCGTTGAACCAGGGGGGCCGGCCGACGAGCAGCACCTCGAAGGTAGCCAGCACCTCGATCCGTCGCCGCACCACCGGGGGGATCGAATCCCAGGGGGACCCACCGGCCCGCATGGCCGAGACCAGGCCGATCGTGGTGTTGTCGGCCAGGGTGGGGGCCTTCGCGCGGAAGGCACCGGTGTAGCGCTTGCCAGTGACCCGGTCCACGACGTCAATGTTGAACACGGCCTGGGGCTTGGTGAAGTCCTCCAGGCCGGATTCGTCCTGCTTCGCGGCCAGCTGCTTGAGCGCCGCGGCCTCTGGGCTGCCCATGGTCTATCCCCTTCCCACGCTCGGATCAGAGCTCCGAGGCGTCCTTGATCGACCGCGCGACCGCGGTCACGTCTGTGCCGGACAGGTTGCCCGCGTCGATCGCGATGTTCTGCTCCGCGATCTTGACCCCGAGGATCTGGAACAGCGGGGTGGACTCGACGTTGTCCTCGATGACCACCGTCAGCTCCTCGAACCCCAGGATCTCCTTGAGCCGATCGCCCTCGGCCGGGCCGCCCTTCGGGAACAGCCCAAGCTGCTGCAGGCTCTTGCCCAGGATCGTCAGGGTGGTGAAGGACAGGCTCACGTCGTACGTGTTCGGCACGTGCTCCGCGACCTCGATCTCGTCCAGCACCCGAGTCGGCTGGTAGCCGATTGCGGTGCGCGCCCGGATCCCGGTGGCCCAGCCGATCTTCTGCCCCTTGATCAGCAGCCGGGCCCGGGCCCCGCTGATCGTCCTACCGCGTTCGTAACCCATGGGTCACACCTCCCGCGGCTCAGGCCGCGGCCTCGTACTGGTACAGGTGGGCGTTGATCGGGATGAAGTTCAGCGGCACCCCGCCCGGGGCAACCTCAAAGCTCACCCGGATCTCGTCTCCCGTCAGGACCATCGAGATGTTCCGCCACTCGAGGATCCAGCGTTGGTTCACCGCGTACTCGAGCCCCTGAACCAGCAGGCTGTGCGTCGCGGTCAGGGTCCCCGCGAAATTGAGCGAGCCGATCATCGTGTCGAGCCAGCTGCGCAGGTTGCGGATGAACACGTTGACCGCCTGATTGCAGCTCGCCTCGATGTACGCCAGGTTCGTGCCTTGCAGGTAGCTGGTGATCCCGCGCACCCAGCGGAAGCCGACCCCGGGCACCTCCTCCGCGAAGCAGAGGCCCGCGTCGAGCAGCTCCTCGCGGTCGTCGGTGGGGTTCCAGTCGCAGCCGGTGCCCTCGACCACGTCCACGACGTTCAGGAGCTTGCGGGTCAGAGGGGTCCCGACCGCACCCCCGGCCTGCATGCCCGCGGCGATGACGGCCTGCGCGTACGGCTCGAAGGTGGTGAGCACCCCGTTGCTGTCGTAGCGCTGGACGTCCTGGGCGCAGACCTGGACGTTGCGATCGTTCAGGGCCTGGATCAGGAGCTTGAGGTTGGCCTTGGTCGTGCCGCTCGGCAGGCCCACCTTGGCATCGCACTCGGTCCGGAGGGTCTGCGCCCGAGCCCGGGTCTGCGCCTTGATCGCGGCGTGGACCGCGGCGTTGCTGGTGAGTGGGACGATCGTGCCCGGCTCCCCGGACAGGCGGATCGCAGCGATCGCGGCGAGCCAGTGCGCGTAGGCCGAGACGCCCTCCCCGCCGCCGGCCAGGTAGACGTCCGCGACCGTGTCCGCGGGCAGGCCGGTGGCGCCGTCCGGACGGGAGACCGTGATGTACTGCGATGCCGCGTTGACCGCCCGGATCAGCTCCTCGAGCTTCGCGTACAGGTTGACGGTCACGCCGAGCACGGAGAGGGGCTGCGCGCTGCCGTAGCTGGCCACCGTGGGGTTGTCGAGATCGGAGATCAGGTCGGTCGTCGGAGCCCCGGTCAGCACGGTCCCGGTGAAGCCCGACGCCGCGGTGAAGCAGTCTGCGACCTGCTGCATGGTCGAGATCCCGCCCGAGATCGGGTAGGCCGCGGTCACGTGGACGTGCCGCGCCGCCTCGAGGTCGCCGGTGTAGATCCCGGTGATCCTCGTCCAGGTGCCGGTGGTAGCCACCACTGCCGCACCCGCGAGGGTCAGCACCTCGCGTTGTACAGCGCCCGCGAGGTCGAGACCAACCAGCATGACCTGGCGCGTGGTGCCCGCGTCCGCGGCCACGGAGACCGTGGTATTGTCCACCGGCATGTCGAGGGCGTAGTACCCCTCGGTGGGACCGGCCAACAGCCCCGAGGTGAGCTTGCCCACCGGGATCGACTGCGCGGTGGTAGGCGCCTCGTCGGAGATCGTGATGATCCCGACCGCATAGGTCAGGATCGTAGCGGAGAAGACCTTGGACCAGGTCTTTGTGCCGAAGACAGCCGTGGTACCCAAGGCCGCGTCCGTGGTGATCGTCTCGGTCTGGTAGCTGCCGGCCACATCGAGCCCGTGCACAGCCACGGCCAAGCTGACATCCGCGGCCGACCCCGAGACAACACGAGCCCGGTTGCCGGAGACGAACGCGGCGGTGTAGGTGCCGAAGAGCGCCTTGGAGACCGCGTTGGCGTTCGAGGCGGTCATCCGGGCGTCCACGGCCACCACGCGGTTGGTGGTGGGCCCGAGGGTCACGGTGCGTAGCGGGTCAACTCCGCCCACCTCGATCTGCTCGATCTTGCTCCAGCTCTTGAATCCGGAGACGGCCACGGCACCCGCGAGGGTGATCACTTCGGTCTGGACGTTGCCTGAAGCGTCCCGGCCGCGCAGCACCACCGGATCGGTGGTCGCGCCCGAGGCCACGAGGTAGACGGGCCGGTTGGCCACCGGGAGGTTGCCCAGATTCGGGACGTGCCGGGTCTCGCTGTAGAGGCCGGCGTCCCAATCGGAAGTGGAAGCGCCGAAGTGCAGGGTGAGGCAGGTATTGCCGTGCGCGTCCGCGACGGTGAGGTCGCCTGTGGACGCAGCCGCGCTCAGCTTGGCCGCGGTCACACGCTGCCACTTCTTCGCGGTCGTGTAGGCCGCGGCGGCGATGAGCCCGGCCTCGTAGGTGGGCTCGCCGTCGCTGTCGATCCCGTAGATCGTGATCGTATGGCCGTTGTTCGCGGCGTTGCACGCGACCACGGCCGCGTCACCCGCGGTGAAGGTCACGCCTGTGGGCGCGTCGGCCATGGCCGTCTTCGCAGCCTCGACGTAGACCTTGTCGGGGTTGAGCAGCGCGTCCACGCCGACCCGCAGGCCGGCCACGTCGTAGCCGAGGCCGCCGCCGGTCGAGTAGGCCAGGCTCAGCCAGGGGTCCCCGCCGATCTCGTCGTAGAGCTCCGAGTCGGACTCGAAGTAGACGGCCAGCTCCGCGGTCCCGGTGGGCAGGGCCCCGGTCAGGTCCTTGGCCAGATGAATCTGGTTGGCGAACTGCCCGTAATCCTTGCTCTGCACGAGCAGCGCGTTGCCGTCCACGTTGGTCAGCATGGCCTGGGCGCGGGTCGCGGGGTTGACTTTGACGGCCAGCACCTTGAGCGCGCCGCCCACCACCGCGTCGTTGCTGGGGTCGAAGGCGATCAGCCCCATCTCGCGCAAGGGGCCGGAGCGGAACGTGTCGAGCACGGCCTGCGGAGACGTGCAGGAGACGATCTGCGCGGCCGCGCCGCCCCCCTCGGCCTCACCGAGCAGGGCCACCACGCCGAGCGCGGTGGGGGACAGCCGGCCCATGCCAGAGGCATCGACCAGGGAATAGGCGCCCGGCACGCCTGTGTAGATGGCGCCGAGAACGAGCTTCGTGACCATGACCTCACCTCACCGGTTCGGCCCGGAAGGCCGAGTAAAGCGAATCCCATTCGCCTGGGCTGCGCGCCTCGCGGGCTCTCGCCCCGAGCCACGAGGCGAAGGCCGCGCCGGCCTCCGCCCGCAGCTTGTTCCGAGCGATCCAGATCTGCAGGCTCAGCTTCACGGCCACACCTCCGGGTCCACGGGGGTCACTGCGCCCCCGGCGTCCACGTGGCGCAGGTCCAGCGTGGCGATCTTGGTGAACGGCTCGCTCTCGACCGCCTCTTCGACGCGGCAGACGAGGTTGAGGGTCCGCGTGAAGGCGATCTCGGGGGCCAGCTCCATGGGCTCGAGATCCTGGCAGCTGTAGCCCGCGACCTCCATAAAATGCCGCCGGAACCACGTCAGCCGGCGCAGGACGATCGCCTTCAGGATCTTGTTGTACCAGATCGACATGTCGGGTGTCACCCCACACGACCAGATCGGGTAGGTGCGCCGCTCGAGAGAGCCGATCAGCTCGAGCCCGGAGCCGGAGGGGGCGTCGTCGGACTCCGTCAGGAAGTCCCCGAGGAGTTGTTTCTCCTGCTGCTCGTCCCCGAGGATGATGGCCCAGCAAGGCAGGTGCGTGCCCGCGTACGGGTAGCCGTGCCGGATCTTGGGGGGGAACTGCGTGAGGGTAGCCTTGATTGTGGCCAGCTCCGCCGCGTCGATCCGGAAGACGTCGCCCTCGGGCTGGAAGACCTTGTCGAGCAGCGCCAGGTTCGCGCGGATCGACGCCAGGTCCAGGGTGAGCGCGGTGAAGATCAGTCGCTCGATCACACGGCACCTCCCACCGCGTCGTTCCACACGGCCTCGGAGATCTTGCCCAGGTATTCGGCAACCTTCAGGTGCAGCTGCCGGGCCTGAATCCCCGGGTGCATCCAGCCGGTCTTCTGCCGGGTCGAGATGGTGCGCCAGGTCATGTACTGCGTCTGGATGGCCGACTCGTACGCCGACTGCTCCCGCACCATGCCCGCGAACGGACTGCTCTTGTGGTGCGGCTGGAGCTTGCCGATCCCCAGAGATTCGATCGTCTTCTCGGCCAGGCGCGCGCCCCACAAGGTCCCCGAGGTCTGGGTCCGCACGGTCGGTGACAACTGCTTCGCGACGCTGTGCAGCAGATCGGCCAGCCGGCGCCGCTCCTGGACTCCCAGCGTCGCACCGAACGAGGCTCCGGAGCCAGGCTTGTACTGCTCCATCATGGTCGGGAAGGCGCGCCCGGTAGTGCCCGGGGTCCCGTGCCGCATGGGGATCGTGTTGTAGTAGCCGACCACAAAGCCGTTCTTCAAGATCGGCTTGCGGTTCTTGGCCTCGGGATTCCAGCACAGAGCCGCGCGCAGGTCGTAGGCCGGATGGCCCTGCTCGACCATGTTGGGCAGCACACCCTCGAGCACGATACGTCCGCGCCGCCCCTCGATCTCCGCCTCCTGGATCGCGTTGATGTAGGTCGAGCTGGTGGTCTTCAGCTCCGTCTGGCCCAGCCGGATCCACTCGTCTCGCGCCGCGCCCGTCAACGCCTGGATGACCTTGCGGCCGATGGCGGCAGGATTGCCGAGCACCGCGGTCAGGGCCACCGGCGCGAGCCGGTCCGCGTTGATCGAGATGAACTGGCCACGCCGGATCATAGCAGGAAGTCCAGCTTCACCGCGGCGCGCTGAGGCAGCTGGCCGAAGTGGTTGACCCCGCGTAGACCGAACTCCTTGGGTGGGAAACGGTGCCCGACCGTGGCCCGGGGGAGATCCTGGATGATCCAGCGCGGGTGGAAGTGGTAGCGCAAGGAGTAGCGAATCCCATTCGCCGGCCCCTTGCCCGGGAGCCAGGTCAAGGTGCCCTGCAGCAGGTCAAGGGTGTAGTCGGCGCGCTCTCGGTAGCGGGCCGTGGTCGAGCGGCAGTCGAGGAGCTTGACGATGGGGTAACGCAGCTGGGTGGACTCGTCTCGGCCCACAGCCAAGGTCGAGCTGGTCCCGCGCACGATCATCTGGTCGTACGGCATGACCGCGTCCACCATGACCAACCGATCCCAGTAACCGAGCTCCACGTCAGACCGGACCGACAGCGTGGCCGACCCGGACAGCCAGGTGCCCTCCTTGTGCCGCTGATCATCCGCGCCCATGGCGCTCAGCAAGCCGCGGATGCGCTCCCCGCCCGCGAAGTCCACCGAGCCCACAGCGTCGAGGCAGCCCTCGGGAAACTTTTCCGGGTGGGGGTGGACGTAGCGCCAGCCAGGCAGGTTGCCCAGCACGCCGTAGCAGTAGATGCAGGTGGGGTCCGGCTGCTCCGTCTGCGTGTTGGCCCGACACGGGCACCTCGTGGCCCGGGCCCAGGTCAGATCGTAGGCCTGCCGAGAGTCGAGCAAGGCCTGCATGATGTCCCGCCGGATGTAGGCCGCGGCTCGCTTGTTGACGATTCCATCGTCCATGATCAGGTAGCGGGACGGAAAGCGGCTCATGCGACCACCGCGCGAATCCCGTGGTAGTAGCGGCGGATCGCAGGCAGGCGCTCCTTGATCTCCTTGGTGTACTGGATCAGCCGGGCGCCGTAACCGGCATTGGTCGCGCTCGAGGTGGTCGAGTAGCTCTGCGAGATCCCGTCCTGCGACAGGCTGGCCGAGGCGATGCCCGCGCCCCCGAGCATGTCGCCCGCGATGTTGAGGGGCCCGAAGCTCGCCCGGTAGGCGATCAGGTTCTTGAACTCGGGCGGGATGCTCCGGATCGGGAAGCCGTGCCGGTAGGTCACCCGGATGTAGTCCGGCACCCGGGAGAACATGCGGATCAGCAGCGAGCCGAAGTTGCCGGGGGTCGTGAGCATCGCGGTTCCGAGGCTGCCCGCGGTCGGTACAAGCTGGATCTGGCCGCTCGGCAGATCGATGTGGATCCAGGCCGCCGGCACCGCGAACACGGACTGGTTGCCCAGCACGAACTCGATCGAGTCGATTGCCAGGATCGGCACGTGCTTGAGCTGCAGGAAGCACCAGGCATCGTAATCCGCGACGTTGAAGTCCTGGACCTCCACCTGCGCCGCGGGCTTGAGGGAGATGTCGATCTCCCGCTCGAACCAGCCGATGGCGTCCCGGATGTAACCCTCGAACATATCACGAGAATACGGTTTGCCGGTGTCGTCCGTGAGGTTGACGCCGAACAGGTAGTACTCCTTCAACTCGTCCACGGTCAGCACGGTCGTGTAGTCGGGCGGGTCGTTCTTGAAGGGCGGGCCCAGCGGACCGTCGATCAGCTTGGTCGAGTTGTAGTAGTTGGCGCGGTACCATTGCCCGGCCGCGACCCCGGCCATGAAAAACTCATAGAACACCCGGTTGTCCACGAGCTCGATCCGGGTGAGCGCGGTGGTCACCTCCGCGTACACACCGCCCCGGGTGGCCGAGCTCCAGATCTTGATCTGGTCGAACAGCTGGAGCACCCACGGGCCG